CATTGAGCATAGAAAGATTTGGAGAAAGACAAAAGAGCAAAACGGTATTCAGAAAGTATGGTTTTGAATCTGAAATAAAATACTCTAGCGCAGGAATAGTTTAATGCCCTACTCAAAATATAGTCCAAAACAGAAGAAACTTGCAGCTGTTGCACCACCTAGAAAAAAGATAACTGCAGCTGATCTTAAAAAGGTAAAGGGAAAGAAACGTGGCTAAAAGAGGACTATACGCAAACATCAATGCCAGAAAACGCAAGGGCATAAGCAGACCTAAAAGCAAATCAACAATCTCTGATAAAGCCTATGCTAATATGAAGGCAGGATTTCCAAAGTCTAAAAAACGGAAAAAATAAATGGCCCATAACCTAACTGACGAAGAGATCATTGGGCTTGTAGAAAGTGAGATCAATGGGTCCAGTGACTACATGGACTCAGAGATCAGCCAACAACGTGAAAAAGCCATGGAGTATTTCTATGGTGAACCCTTTGGCAACGAAGAAGATGGTCGTAGCCAAGTTGTTGTCACTGATGTACAAGACACATTGATGTGGATGATGCCCAGCCTGATGCGTATCTTCACAGCTGGAGAGAAAATAGTCAACTTTGTCCCTGAAGGACCAGAGGATGAAGCCATAGCTGAACAAGCTACCAACTATGTAAACCATGTGTTCTACAAACAGAACGATGGGTTTATGGTACTTTACAATTTTTTCCTAGACGCATTGATGCAAAAAGTAGGTGTTGTCAAGCATTTCTGGGAAGAACTAGAAGAAACAACAACTGAGTCTTATCAGAACTTAACTGATCAAGAATACTCATTGTTGATGCAAGATGACGACATAGACATCGTTGAGCACTCTGAAACAATAGAGGTAAAGGAACAGCCTGATCCACAAACGGGCATGATGGTAGAATATGAAGAGGTAACACATGATGTCACCTTTGCCCGTAGAGAGATCAAAGGAAAAGTCACGGTAGAAAATGTACCACCTGAAGAGTTCCTGATTAACCGTGGTGCTAAAACCTTAGAAGATGCAAGGTTTATTTGTCACAGGTCACACAAGTCTAGGTCTGAGCTTATCAAGATGGGCTATGACCCAGAAGTTGTCGATAGCCTACCTGGATATGTAGGTGGTGCAGATGACATCACAACGAGTCAAGAGTACATGGCACGACATGCCTATGACTCTACAGATGTCTATCCAAACCAAGCTGCAGCTGACTCAGAGATTGTCGTACAGATCTACGAGTCTTACATGAAGATAGACATGGATGGCTCTGGAATTAGTGTCCTCCATAAGATTTGTCATGCTGGAAATGAGCTATTAGACATTGAACCAATTGACCAGTTACCATTTAGCACAATTTGCCCCATACCGATACCTCATAAGTTCTATGGGTTAAGTGTAGCAGAAACGGTACAAGATATTCAGTTAATCAGATCAACCTTGACCAGAAACCTACTTGACAATATGTATCTTGCTAACAACGGTAGGTTCCAAGTTGTAGAAGGTCAAGTAAACATAGATGATTTGTTGACCAGTAGACCTGGTGGTATCGTCAGAACTCGTAGTCCTAATGCCTTACAACCTATTCAAACACCAGCATTACAGAACTACAGCTTCCAGATGTTGGAATATTGGGAAAACATTAAAACAGGACGCACTGGTGTAAACCCACAGACACAAGGTCTAAGTGCTGATCTGTTAAAATCACATGTCACGGCAGGTGCAGCTAACAGTGCTATGACAAATGCCCAAGGCAGACTTGAGCTAATTGCCAGAATATTTGCAGACACTGGTGTTCGCAATATGTTCAAGTCAATTTACAACTTGGTACAGAAATATGAAGACAGAAACAAAATAGTCAGACTAGATAATGTCTATTACGAGATAGATCCTTCTAGCTGGAAAGAAAACATGGATGTCAACATAGAAGTTGGCATTGGATATGGTAATCAGGACATAAAAGTCCAAGCAATGACCAATTTGTCTACGATGCTTCAACAGGTAGCACCACAGATACCAGGGCTTGTAACACCAGAAAATGCCTATAATTTTGTCAGAAATATGGCAACTGAGCTAGGTATCAAAAACATAGACAAGTTCATCTCTGTGCCACCACCACCACAGCAAGAAGGACCATCTGCACAAGATCAACTAGCCCAGGCACAAGCACAAGCCTTGATAGTACAAGCACAGGCACAACAACTTGAAGCAGAAGTCAAAGCAAAAGAGCTTGAACTCAAAGCTGCAAAGGTAGAACTTGAACGTGTAGAGATAGAACACGAAATGGCAGTAAAACGTGAAGAGCTTAAACTCAAAGGTATTGAGCTTGGATTTGAAATGAACTCTGACAAAAACATAAAGGCATAGACATGGCATATCAAAACAACATAGCATCTCGTATTATCAGTAGCGAGAACATAACCAGCACAGGCACCAGTGCACAAAGTGGACGTGCTCCATTTGGATGCACCATAGCTAGAGTAGCAACCAGTGCAAATGTAAACATAGTAATAGGACCAAACCCAACAGCCACAGCTGCAGGTACTTTGATTGAACCAGCTGATGCTTCTTACTTTGTCATTCGTGGAGATAGTTCTCCCACAGCAACAGATGGTGAAAAGGTAGCCAGCATCGGAACAGCTACGGTAAATGTTACTTTCTTGGAGGGCTAAATGGCTCGTCAACATCCATATGCTCATAGAGTTGTAAAAAGTGAACGAGTAGATATCACTACCACAAGTGCACAATCTGGAACTTGTCCATTTGGTGCTAGTATAGTTCAACTTAGAGCACATGGAACAAGTGGAAGTCCTTTAAATTATGTCAAAGTAGGTTTAAATCCTACGGCTACAACTGATGGTACATCTAGTTTTATACACAATGGTGACTCTGAACATTTTATTGTAAAGCCTGATTCATCACCTGGTGCTGGAGATGGTGAAAAAATAGCAGCTATATCTAGTGCTGGCACAGCATACTTATTTATTGATTGGATGGAAAGTTAAATGGCAACGAATAAAAAGATCACTGAGCTTACTGAGGTTGAACTAGGCGGCATTGCTGATGATGACGTACTGGTCATTGTAGACATCAGCGAAAATGAAACCAAGAAAGTTCGAAGATCTACGCTAAGAACTGACCTTGCAGGTGTAGCCACTCTTGCAGCTACTAGCCCCCTAGCTGTAGATGCTTCTATAGGTGATGTCACTGTAAGCATCAGTGGTCAAGTACCTGTCAACAACGGAGGCACAGGAGCCAGTACAGCAGCAGCTGCCAGGACTAACCTAGGTCTTGGTACTATCTCTACCCAGGATTACACAGCTGTAAACATAGACGGTGGTGCCATTGATGGTACACCTATTGGAGCTACAACACAGTCCACAGGTGGATTTAGTAGTCTTACTATTGCTAGCTCAACTGCAGTCACCAGTGTAGACACAGACCTTACCAGCGTAAGTGCTAGTGATGACACCCTTGCTAGTGCTAAAGCTATCAAGACCTATGTTGATGCCCAGGTTGGCACCGTTGATACCTTATCAGAAATCCTTGCCAACGGTAATACCACTGGTGCAAATAACATCATTGTCACAGCTGGACAATCTATCACCGTTGATACCATCTCTGAAACAACAGCGGCTGGTGGAGTTACTGTTGATTCTTTATTGATCAAAGATGGTGGCATCACAGCAGCAGGTACGTCTACATTTGCTGGTCAAACAATCAGCAACCTTGGAACAGTGACCACTGCAGATATCAACGGTGGTAACATTGACGGAACAACCATAGGTGCATCAAGTGCGGCTGCTGGTACGTTTACTACATTATCTTTATCAGACGCTAGTGAGCCTCTTGTAGTTTCATCCTCTGGTCGTTCTTTAGCTACATTTACATCTACTGATGCCACAGCATCACAAGGACCAAACCTTGTTTTAAAACGCGACAGTGCTAGTCCTGCTGTTTCTGATGTTTTAGGTCAGATTATTTTTCAAGGCGAAGACAGTGCGTCTAATGTAACTGCATACGGACAACTTGGTTGGTCTATTAATGACCCGACAGACACTTCTGAAGATGGCGCATTTGTTATTAAAAACATTATTGGCGGTACTCTATCAACAGTAGTGCAAGCAGATCAAAATGGTTGGAATTTTCAAAGTTACAACATTACCACTACTGGTACTCTTGATGCTGGTGATGCTACAATAGGTTCTTCATATGGTGGTACAGCTAATACTGCTGCTGACGATTTAATTGTTCAAGGAACAGCCGATAGCGGGATAACAATAGGTTCTGGATCATCTTCTTTTGGGCGATTAATGTTTGCTGATACAGCAAGCAACAGTGTTGGCAGAGTACAATATAACCATAGTACAAATACAATGGAGTTGTATTCTGGTGCCGCATCAGCACTAACCATCGATAGCAGCCAAAGAACTACAGCAAAATCTACATCAGGTTCACCCCTTACAGCATTGCGAGATGCTGGTTCTGGCACAACATCTGCTTACACTGCATTTACAATAGATGTTGAAACCACTGGTACGCCAGCGTCTACCATGAGTGTAGTGCAAGGTTTAAATATTGATGGCAATGCACGGGGCCAAATAAAAGTCGACGAAGCCACCAAGATGAGCATATTTGCTGATCCAAGTTCTACGGTCAGTGGAAGCTCATTAGTATTAGGTGCTGATGGAAATGAAGCACTGACCATCGACTCTAGCCAAAATGTTGGCATAGGTACTACTTCAATAGAAGATTATGGTTCTGGTTTTAGAACATTAGAAATAGCTGGATCAACAAATACAGAAGGAGGTGTGCTTAAAATAGCTACCTCTGGTTCTGCTGGTAGTGGAACAAGCGGAACAGAAATGATTATGTACACTAATAGTACTAGCGCATACATTAATGTTGTTTCAAATCACCCTCTTCGCTTTTACACAAATAACACAGAACGTATGCGTATAGATACATCAGGCAATGTTGGCATAGGCACAACTTCCTCTAATGTGAAAGTTCAAGTAGGCAATGGAACTTCTTCGCAAAATATTTCTATAGACGGTGGGACAGGCACGGCTGAAGGTGGAGTACTCGCTATTAGACAAGGTGGTACTTATAAAGGAGTATTAGGAACAACAGCAGTTATTGATGGTGCAGGAACTAACTCTGACATTAGATTACAAAGTTACTCTGATAATATTGATATTAGAACAGTAGCAGCAAAATCTGTTACAATTACCACCAACGCTACAACAGCCCTTACTCTCGACTCTAGCCAAAATGCAACCTTTGCTGG